TGTGTAGATTATTGTGAGTGACCGTAACAGACACGCACCGAGGAGTAAACAGGTGAATTTGAATAAGTGGAGAACCGTTGCCGTCTCGGCGCCAATGTATGCCGCACTGAAAAGGATGGCCGACGAGAACGACAGAAGTATAAGCAAACAAGTTGCCCACATACTCAAGAAGTTTTTTGAATCGGAGGGGGAAAATATAGATTGATCGTGGACCTTGGTTCATGTATCACCCTCCAGCGGCGGCGGATTACCTCCTATGATTCGCCGCCGCCCGACAGCCGAAGGGCTAAAACTTTAACGAAAGGAGAAGACGATGAGCGATGTGTTTTCGCTGTTTGACGAGGCGGTCGATGCCCAAAAGTTCGACACTGTGGATGAGGGTAAAGGTTCCCGCCTTTCGACCCTGATCCGCGCATCCCTACAGATCGACGAGGAAATCTCGCAAGCCGAGAAGTACCTCAAGGATTTAAAATTCAAGAAACGCAAGGTGAATGAAGAGGACATCCCGGCTCTGATGGAAGAGATGGGCATGGAAAGTGTTACCGTGGACGGTAACAAGATTTCTCTTCGTCAGTTCGTCCACGCCCGCATCCCGGATGACAGGCGTGACGATGCGTATGCGTGGCTCCGTTCCATTGGTGAAGGTGACATCATCAAGAATGATGTGACGTTGTCCTTCAGCGCAGGCCAAGACAACATGGCCGGCTCTGTCGTTGAAGACTTGCGCCAGCAGTATGGACTGGACCCCGCACAGAAAACCCACATCCATCCGCAGACGCTGAAGGCGTGGGTTCGTAACCGTATTGAGTCGGGTCAGGATATCGACTTCGATCAGTTCGGTGTGTTTGTAGGAACTGAAGCAAAGATTACGAGGACGTAGAACGATGACTGAAAAACAAGCTGTAGCGAAAAAGGCGGAGTCGCTACCCGTCAATCTTATGGATGACCTATACGCTGGTGCAGGTCAGGGGACGGAGAACATGACCTCCGAGGATATGCAGATTCCGTTCATGCGGATCTTGCAACCTCTCTCCCCGCAACTGATTAAGACGGACTCGAAGTTCATCAAGGGTGCGTCTGCCGGTGACATCTTCAACACTGTGACCGGACAGTATTGGGAAGGCGACGAGGGCGTGACGATTATACCGTGCGCCTACGAGATGAAGTTCTTGGAGTTCCAACTGCGTGAGTCCGGCGGTGGCTTCCTTGGCGAGATTGATCCAAACAACCCAGACATTCGTCGGGCAAATCGGGTTGGACCCAACGAAATGCTGCCGTCAGGTAACGAGTTGGTTCGTGCTGCACAGTTCTTGGTCGTGGCTATCGACGAGAATGGTGTAACCCAGCAGATGATTCTCGATATGAAGAAGACCCAGATGAAGGTTGCCAAGCAGTGGAACACTCGCCGTGCGGGTATGAAGTTGATGCACCCCGAGAAAGGTCTGTTCACTCCGCCCATGTGGGCAACGCTGTGGAAGCTGAAGACCGTACAGGAGACCAACGACAAGGGTTCGTGGTTCAACTACTCGATCTCCCAGCTTGACATTCAGAGTGTGCCGTCGGCAGCGGTGCAGGAGTGTAAGGGTCTCTACGAGATGTTCCGCAAGGGCGAGATCAAAACGTCCGCTGGAACCACAGAAGAAATGAACTCGGCGTCTGCTTCCAAGCAGGACGACGAAGAGATCCCGTTCTAACGTAAGCCGGTCAAAATGCGCCTGACAGGGGGAGGCGGCAACAGTAGGGCACACACGAGGCTATGGATATCGACAGTTTTGCGACATGGCGGCTCACATAGAGTCTTGCGGTATCAGAACGGGTTGTGTGCCCACCCCCTGCCCTACCCAACCATAGGGGAAAGCTATGAACTTGGACGAAAAGTTCATGGCCGTTTTTGAGGGTTTCAAATCGGCACATGGACAGACAATTATTTCAGAGGAGCGACGGGCCGGCAAGCAGAAGGCACAGTCTCGCACAGTCCGCACTCCAATCACCCTCGAACTTATCCGGTCCCACCTTAACGGGGTGAAGGGAGTCGGATCCATACCAATCAACGAGGACAACAAATGTAGGTTTGGTGTCCTCGACATTGACGAATATCCACTGGACCTTGCCGCCATTGACCGGCGGCTGCGTGACCTCGAGATCCCAGCCGTGGTCTGTCGCTCGAAGTCTGGTGGTGCACACATCTATTTCTTTTTCACGGAGTTCATGAGCGCAGGGGAGTTCCGTGACAAGGCTTCGGAGATCGCCGCCTATGTTGGGTATGGCCGGTGTGAAATTTTCCCGAAGCAAGAGCAGGTTCTGCACGAGCGTGGCGACGTTGGTAACTTCATCAACTTGCCGTACTTCGATGCAGAACAAACCCTGCGCCATGCAATCCTCGAGGATGGTTCTGCCGCCACCCTCGAGGAGTTCCTAGACCTCGCCGACAACCGTGCCATCACCCCGGAGGCATTCGTGTCGCTTACCTTCGGGGTTGTCGAAGACGAGTTCAAGGAATGGGCGCCCTGCCTGAACTGTATGTTCGGGCAGGGCATTCCCGAGGGCACCCGCAACACGGTGATGTTTGCCGCTGCGGTTGGGTGCAAGAAGGAGCAGCCCGAGACATGGAAGCAACGACTTGAAGAGATCAACCAGCGGTTCTCTACTCCGCCGCTACCCGCGTCCGAGATCGTCACGATCCAGAACCAGCATGATAAAAAGGAGTACGGATTCCCGTGCGATCAGGAGCCGCTGAAGAGCTTCTGCAACAAGACGCTGTGTAAGACCAAGAAATTTGGTATCGGCGTCACCAGCATGTCGTTGGACGTTACAGGGCTATGTGTTGTGAAGTCCGAGCCGCCCGTCTGGTTCTGCGATGTAGGTGGCCGTCGTGTCGAGTTGACAACCGACGATCTGCAAACACCGCAGAAATTTCAAAAAGCATGCATGGAACAAATCCATATCATGCCACCCATGATGAAGATGCAAGACTGGCAGACCATTGTCACCATGCTCATGGAAGACATGAACCACATCGATGTGCCGCACGAACTGACATACAAGGGCCAGTTCAACGAGCTTGTCGAGGCGTATTGCGATGGCCGAGTACAGGCACAGTCAGCCGAGGAAATCGCACTGGGCAAACCGTACACAGATGAAGAGGACGACCTGACATACTTCAAGCTCGAAGCGTTGATGAAGTACCTGCGTAACCAGAAGTTTGACAGCTACAGTCGGGGCCAGATACAGGAGCGATTGAAAGAGTTGAACAACGGTGGACAGGCAAACGGCCAGCGTCGGTTCAAGACAACGAAGGGGGACACCATGCCGATGCGCGTGTGGTGGGTTCCTGCCAAGTCCAACGAGGTCGAGATCCCGGCCATCGATGTGGGTGGAGAGGAGATTCCGTTCTGATGCGTTACGTAGCTTACTTCCAATGCGACAACTGCGGGCACAAGTGGGAAACCTATTACAACCGGCACAAGCCGTTGGAACTGGGTGACGTGTGCGAGAACTGTTTGCAGCGTCCTCCGTACCGTGAGAACTACACAGGCTGTGTCGCGGAACCGTATCTTTACGAGAAGCTGGAGACCGATTGATGCAAACCACAATCTTCGGACCCCCAGGCACGGGCAAGACCACACGGCTAATCAACATCGTTCAGGAAGAACTGGACCGTGGAACGGCGCCCGACAAGATTGCTTTCGTGTCCTTCAGCAAGAAGGCTGCACAGGAAGCACGGGACCGCGCTACGGAGAAGCTGGGTATCAACGAACAGCAGATGATCTGGTTTCGTACGCTGCACTCCTTCGCATTCCAGAACCTTGGCCTCAGTGGTCAGAAGGTCATGAAGGGTGCGGACTACAACAAGGTCGGTGAGTTGCTGGGTCTGCCCATGCTCTCGTCTGCTTCTGTCCGCATGGACGACGGTATCTTGTTCTCGGCTGGTCAGTCCAAGGGTGATCAGTACCACGGCATACTTCAACTTGCTCGGGTGACTGGCAAGTCAATGGAAGAGATGTTCAACGAAAAGAACACAGACTACAGGCTGCACTTCCAGCAACTGAAAGTCATGGATCAGGTAATCCGTGACTACAAGAAGATGACCGACAAGGTGGACTTCGTGGACATGATCGAACAGTTTGTGATGCAGGGTAACTGTCCGCTGCTCGACGTGCTGATCGTAGATGAAGCTCAAGACTTGGTGCCACTCCAGTGGCGTATGGTGCATGAAGTGATAAAGCCGTGCGCCAAGCGCATCTATTTTGCCGGTGACGACGATCAGTGCATCTATTCGTGGATGGGTGTGAACGTCAACGACTTCCTGTCTGCATCGGACGACAAGATCATCCTCGATAAATCCTACCGTTTGCCCTCGCAGGTGCATGGGCTGGCGGACAGTGTGGCAAAACGCCTAGAGGTTCGGCAGCAAAAAGTATGGTCGCCAGTCGAAGAAGGTGGTGCCGTCGTATGGCATCATGATATCCTCGATGTGGACCTACGATCTGGTGAATGGTTGATTCTTGCCCGCACAAATAACATTGCGAACAAGGTTGCGAACACCCTCAAGGAACAGGGCTACTTGTTCTGGCGAGAGGGGCCGGGTTGGTCCATTTCTCCAAATGTACTAAACGGCATCGAGGTGTGGTTGCGATTATGCAAAAATCAGTTTGTGTCCCCAACGGACTTAAAGAGCTTCTCCAAACTTATCCAGTCAACGGTCATCACCAAGTCTGGCCGACGCAAACTTACAAACCTAGACTCCGAAGCAACTTACAACCTCACCGATTTACAGAACCTGTGCGAGTTGACCGCGACTGCGGAGACGCCGTGGTACGAAGTGATCCGTGTGTCGGAGCAGGAGCGGATCTACATTACTTCTGTACGTCGGATGGGCGAGTCTATCTTGTCGGGCAAACCGAGGATACGGATCTCGACGATCCACAAGGCGAAGGGTGGGGAGGCAGACAACGTCCTCCTCCTGCTTGAGTCTAGCCCTGTCATAACAAGAGCCGAGGACACGGAAGGTGAGATTCGCACCTTCTATGTGGGTATGACTCGTGCCCGCAAACAGCTACACCTTGTCGAGTCACACTCCAACCACAGGTTCGAACTATGAAAAACAGAGAGTATTTCTTGAAGCAGGCGGAAGAACTGATCAATGGACCGAGGGCCGAGGACTATGGGCCGGCGCTATTGAATCATCAACGGATCGCCAGCATCTGGAACGTGTTGCTCCGCAAAAAGCTGTTAGACAAGATCACGCCAACCGAGGTGACAGCGATGATGGTTGGACTGAAGCTGGCGCGGCTTGCCGAGGATATGCACAAGGACGATTCGTGGGTAGACATCATTGGCTACGCTGCGCTGGGTGGGGAGATCTCGAACGATGAAAGCTGATCTGTTTGACATTGAGGAAGAGTGGTATCCGCCGTCATCTCTGCCGGACCTGACAAACTGCGAACGTATTTCGGTTGACCTTGAAACCTGTGACCCGAACCTGCTGACCCTGGGTCCGGGTTGGTGTCGCAATGACGGCTATGTGATTGGCTTCGCTGTCGCCGCCGGTGACTTCGTTGGATACTTCCCGATCCGGCATCAAGGTGGTGGCAACATGCCAGAGAAGACTGTGGTGAACTGGTTGAAGAAGCAGCTTGCCACACCGCACATCGAGAAGATCATGCACAACGCCATGTACGATCTGGGCTGGTTGCGCTGGGCCGGCATCGAGGTGCAGGGCAAGATCATCGACACGATGGTGGCGGCGCCGCTGCTGAACGAGAACCGCCGCTGGTACAACCTGAATAGCCTGGCCGGTGAGTATCTCGGCGAGTGGAAGAACGAGAAGATGTTGAAGGCTGCGGCGTCGATGTACGGCGTCGATCCCAAGGGAGAGATGTGGAAGCTACACGCCTCGTTCGTGGGCAAGTATGCGGAGCAGGACGCTGCTGTTACACTGCGTCTGTGGGATCGGCTGCGGGCTGACATCGACAAGGATGAAGTCAGCAGCATATTCGAGTTGGAGACATCACTGATTCCGTTGATGCTCGACATGAAGACGAAAGGTGTGCGTGTCAACATCGACCGCGCCGAGCAGGTACAGAAGGAACTGAAACGTCGCGAGGACGCCTTACTTAAAGAAGTAAAGAAAGAGACCGGCATCCTTGTGGAGCCGTGGGCCGCTGCATCTATAGCAAAGGCGTTCGACGCCCTTGGGTTGAATTACAACAGGACAGAAAAGTCGAATGCGCCAGCCTTTACAAAAGCATTTCTTGCGAACCACACTCACCCGGTGGCGCAAAAGATTGTACGCCTGCGCGAGTTTAACAAGGCCAACACGACATTTATTGAAACTATTCTTGAACATTCGCATAACGGTCGTATCCATTGTGATTTTCACCCTCTTCGTTCAGATGAAGGGGGCACAGTCACCGGACGATTTTCTTCGTCCAACCCGAACCTCCAACAGATCCCCGCGCGTGACCCTGAAATCAAAGAGATGATTCGGGGTCTCTTCATCCCGGAGGATGGCGAGAGGTGGGGCAGTTTCGACTATGCATCCCAAGAGCCACGGTGGCTGGCGCACTACTGTGCCACCCTAACCGGCGCCCGGCGGGATTCACAGATCGATGACGTGGTGAGAATGTACCACGAAGGCAATGCCGACTTCCACCAAATGGTGGCGGATATGGCAGGTGTGTCACGCAAGGAAGCCAAGACTGTAAACCTCGGCATCATGTACGGCATGGGCCGGAAGAAGCTGGCTGGCACCCTCGACATTACCGAGGAGGATGCCAAGGGATTGCTGAACAAGTACCACGACAAGGTGCCGTTCGTGAAAGGCATGGCCGATCTGGCGATGAATCAAGCAGCGGACAAGGGTGTGATCCGTACGTGGCTGGGCCGCAAGTGTCGGTTCAACACTTGGGAGCCAAGGTCTTACGGATACCACCGTGCGTTGCCCCTTGAAGAGGCGGTCAAGGAGTATGGTGGCAAGGGTATGATCCGACGTGCGTTCACCTACAAGGCACTGAACCGACTGATCCAAGGGTCAAGCGCGGATCAGACCAAGAAGGCGATGGTGACGTGTTATGAAGAAGGACTGGTGCCGATGCTTACAGTTCACGACGAATTGTGTTTTAGCGTGAACTCTCGTGAACAATCCGACAAGATTGTAGATATCATGAAGAACTGTGTACCAAACTTGAAGGTGCCGTTCGACGTGGACGCCGAACTTGGAGACAACTGGGGGGAAGTAGGGTGAGTAACCTAAAATGTTTTGCCTGCGAATCGAATCTGATTTGGGGCGGGGACCATGACATTGACGATGACGAGGACTACTTCATCGTCTCCAACCTGTCATGCCCCGAGTGCAAGACGTTCTACCTTATGTATCACCCAACGCCTGAATCCGATGGGCCAGACGCATCGCCCGATTCGGAGTCTGTTTAGCCCACCTCGAGTCCAACATCTGACGGCTGGCCTCGGGCCAATCTCGCTTATCGACGGCAGCTTTCATTTTTCGGAACTTGGAGAGCCGTGGACGACCGAGTTGGAAGCACATGTTCGCAATGCATAATTGTGCGTCTTCAGGCAAGTCATTGAAATCGCTGTACAATATTTTGCAATCTCGTACAGTTCGTTGTATGTCCTCGTGGAATAGGTCATCGACGTGCTCCTGAGACACCGTAGTGCCCACTTCGAACCCGTACAGTTCGTCATCTTCGGTAATAAGGTGCCCAATACCCACGGTTTTGTAGCCAAGATGGTCTAAATATATTTCCAGCTTGCATCCTTCGTCGACAGCAAGCTCCTGTTGGAGTTGTTCTAGGTTCATGGTTGCCTCCTACATGCACAAGTCTTCATACCGAGTAGTATAAAGACGGTGCTGACTCATGTCGCCCGTGTGTTGTGTGCGTAGCAAGCGCAGCAGCCAGCGAAACATTATCCAGTACCTCGTAATCTTTCAAACAACTCCCTGGTCCGTGGATCCTGGATCGTGGACTGTGCTACTTGATTCGTCATGGGTTGTACGGGAGCCGTCGAGGGGAGATTACTGACGGCTCCCGTTTCCACTACTGCCGTTGGAGGAGTCGGCGCCGTGGAAGTTTGTGTTTGTTGTTGCGATGTTTCAGTTGTAAATCTTGGACGACGACGTTCTTCTACACCCTCTGCGGTTAACGGAGTGCGGAGGTATTCTCGTTTTATCTGGTTCAACTCACGCTGCAAACCTCGACGATCAAACGGACGATTAATACTACGATAGAAAGCAGAGATGTCGTTCAATATATCAGGTTCAATGTTTATTGGCTCGAATCTGCCCTGCAAGATTTTCTTGTAGCCAGAGAACCCATACTCTTTCGCGAACCGCCGGATTTCTCGGTCACCCAGCCCCAGCTTTCTCATGTTTTCAATCAACCTAAAACCACGATTATACACCTTCAACTTCCGCTCGTTTTCCTGTCGGTAGTTTTCAAGGACAACAGAGGGATCTTCGACGGTGCGCCCAAAGGCACGAAGTTGACTGTTAAAGTTGCCCTGTGGTTTCCTCGCCAACTCGTTATGCTTGTAAGTGCGGTAACGGAACGAAGATTGCGCTGATACTTTTTGTTCACCGATGCCAGTGAGGTAGCGGAGTATCTCTTCCGACGCCGCCCTGACATTTCCTTTTTTATCCAACCCTTCTTCGCCAATAAGTGCCGTCATAATTCGACCGGGCACGAAAAATTCTACGTCACCTGTGGTTGGAGATACCTGCGGGGAACCAATGTCAGAGACAATTGTGGGTACAAACGCATCAAAAAGATGTTGAAGCGACTTTGCAGTTATTTCGCCGTCACTGTCGGAACCAGGATCATACACTCTATAACCAGTTCTCGTTCTACCGTCTCGAAGAACGACATCTGCAAGGCGTTCCGTAATAATTGACTCTTCAAGAAACGGAGAGGCCATCTCGGTTAAAAACTGTTTTGATGCGTTTCCAAGTATTGTAGCGGCATCAAGGTCAAGTTCCTTGCCGTCGTTAATCGCATTGATGATGCCCATAACCGGGCGGCGCAGATAGTCGTACGGGTTGGTGAAGCTGTAGTCCACGTAACCTGTGATGTTGCCATCCTTGTCCACGGAGGTCGGGACAAGCGTACTGTTCTTGCTCCAAGGAGGTGCAATCTCACGCAGTGCGTCAAGCGTGTCTCGTGACAGGTCGTTCGCGTACAGGGCGGTTTCCTGCACAGCCGGGCCAACCACCATTGTGGTAGCGGCAAAACCAGTCAGCCTCCGCCTACCGATATCTCGCATACTCTGACCCTGATTTATCAGTGCTTGATTGCCCGAAGCTCGTCCCTCTTGCATCATTCGCGCGCCCATCTGCGCTTCGTCGATGCCCCGACTCAAAGTATTAAAGGATGTGCGAATAATCTCGGCAGGGAATGCGATGAAGTTACCAAGTGGCAGACGCCGCAGCCCTTCAATAAACTGTGGCACCCGCTCGTAGTTCGGTACGGTGTTCTTCACGATGTCGGCAGCATATGCGTTCAGACTCTTCGCACCCTGTGCCCTAGCAAAATTCTCGGCGGCGGCAACGTCTCCGCCAAACGCATTGATCAGCTTGCTACGCTCGAAGTCAAAGTTATAGATTTTCCAAACGTCATCGCCGCCTTGATAAAAATCTCGTGCCTTTTCATCTAGCCACCCTAAGAATTGACCCCCACGATTTCTTGTTTTTTTCTGTCCAAGATTAACACCGAAAGAATCGATGTCATTTTTGGACACTCTATCCAAGCCATCTTTAATGGTGCTTTCAAGTTCGCGAAGTTGTGACTGTGTGCCAACTACGCCAAGTTCTTGAAGCTCTCGGAAAAAGGCGGCGCGTTCTTCAGGGGCTGTTTTGTAGATGTTTTGTAGAACCATATGCACGGACTCGAACACGTTCGCGCCACGCCCAATGTTTCCTTGCGCTGCGGCGAACAGGGCAGCAGATGTAATATTTCGAATCTGTGTAACGGGGCTGTAAACAGTTTTGACTTTTTGAGAAAAGCCCTTGCCCAATAGGAACGTACTATATGAAAAATTAATTACGGGGTGGTACTGTTTGTTATTCCGCGTCAGATCGTTATACACCGGTCTGCGTACAAAAATACGAGCCTCGGGTGCTGCATCTGCGCCGGCAGAGGTTAACGAGCCAAAACCTGTTGTATCAAGTTCAATGTACTTCTCGCCTCTGGTTGTCAATGGCAGGCTATTAAATACGTTGCCGTCGATGATGTCGTCGCCGCCAACACGAACACCATCGATGATTTGCCCTCGGCCTTGCCGCAGGAATCCGTAGAAGTCATCCAACGCAATGGTTTCTGCCAAATCTCCAACAGTACGAATGAATGCTTGCGTTGGGTCTGTGATTTCTCCCAACAGTTTCATGATGACATCGTCACCGAGCTTTCTTTTTCGAAACATGTCAAGGCTCATCCGGCGTTGAGCCGAACGCTGAAGTTTGTCACTTGCGCTTAAAACACCTATTCCTTTTCTATCTCGATACCTATTTACAAACGTATCTACAAGGTCGGTAATCACACGCTGTGTTATGGGTGCGTCATCGGCAAGTCGTTCACCAAGTTCTGCTTCAGTGACAACCTTGTTATACAAGTTGCGGGCGGTGTTTGGGTTGTCTCGTAAGAAAGCAATAACCTCTCTTCTGTTCTGTGCGTATTCGGCGGATTTAAAATAGGCATCCGGGTCGTCAAACACACGATACTTACGACGTAGATACTTACCAAAATTTTCTACGATTTCGTTCCGTACATCATTTTCAATAAAGTTTGTGCCGTAGTCACTGTTGACG